CAGCTACTTCAACTTGGTCAAATTCATAATACCTAGTGCCTTTTGCAGGGTGATATAATGAAAGTAACTTTTGTAAAGCTTGATTTTCCTTAGCAACAACCATAGATCCGTCTACGAATAGGATAGTGCCTAAAGTAATCTCTCCATTTTGGTCATCTTTAAAAGGGCTTATCATGTTTGTAGCGTATCTAAGTTCTCTCTGTAAATTGTTTTGTTTATCATACCATAACATAGGGTATTTTAAACTGTGCTTAGATGGTATTCTAAGAGTTAATGGAACGTTTTGCCCCTTAACCATGTATGTTCTATCTTTAATTTCCCATTTAGCTTCTAGAGCTGGGGCTTCTTTTGTTTTACTCATAATAATATAATATAATTAAATAGTTTATAAGAGTAATAATTACCCCCGACGTAAAGACGAGGGTAATATTACAATAAATTTACTCTATGCAGCAGTAAATAACACGAAGTTATTTGCAGCTTGTACACATAAACATCTTTCAGATAAGAAGTTTACTTCCATAGCATCTAAATCAGAAGTATAAGCACCACCAACTGAACCAGTTAACCATGATTTCATTCTTCTGTCATCAGCTTGAGAAGCTCTATATCTTACGTGTAAGAAAGGACGTCTAATGTTTGTTCCTAATACTTGATCGTAAACTGTAGAAGTTCCAGCAGGAATTAATACACCGTCGATAGCATATACAGGAGCAGCAGCAGCAGCAGAGCTTACAGCACCACCACGAGTAGAAGCATCGTTTAAGTATTTCCAGTCAGTCTTGTAGAAGTCATAAGAACCTCTTCTGAATCCTGAGAAACCTAAGTTTAATGCCATGTCTTCAGAGTTCTCGAACAAGCCATAAGCTGTTCCTCCTTGAGCACCAGCAGAAACACCAGCTAACATATCATCAAATTTCAAAGAGGTATCTCTGTTTAAGAATAACATGTTTTCTTCAATTGCTCCTTGAGTATCTAAATTCTTTAAGATAGCATCAAAAGCAGCTAATTGTCCAACTCCAGCGTTAAATCCAGCTTCAACGTTTCCACGTGCATTTACAGCAGCGAATAAACCTTCAGTACCTTTGTAACCTGCAGCAGCAGCAGATCCAGCTCCAGCTCCACTAGCTTTTTCACCTTCAATAACACTCATTTCTAAGTAGTCTTCGAAACGTAAACGAGTTTCTGATTCAGCTTTTAAGTACCATAAGAATCCTCCAGTACCATCTTCAGTAGCTACTTCAACCCATCCAATCTGAGCAGTGTCAGATCCAGATACAGTATACTTGCTACGGATAATAATTGGTGAATTAGAGAACTGAGTGAATTCAGGGTCTACACTTACATATCCATCAGTGTTAGCTGCAGAGTAGTTAGGAGTAGAAGATCCTTTTCCATATTCAGAACCATATACAAAGATTTTTACTAAAACACCTAAACCAGCTAATGTAGCAGTTTTATATGGTGCAACAGCTAAAACTCCTGTAGCTAAGTTAGAAGCAGTAACAACCGCTTTAGACTCATTTCCAGCAGCATCTACTATAACGATAGTAGCTCCAACACTAATAACGTTCTTTACGTCAGCAGCAATTGGAATAGTTAAACCGTTTACTTGATCACTTGCTACGTCAGTATAAGAGATGTGTAATCTATTTTGTTCAGACCAAATTACTTGATCAGAAGTCATTGGCATTTCAGCTCCAACCATACGTAAGAATCCAGATAAAGTTCTGTTTCCATAACGTTCTACTTCTTGAGCATAAATCTCAGGTAAGTATTGTTGAGCAAAAGTGTCAGTGTCACCAGCTGCCGCTCCGTCGTTAAACTGAAGGTAGTTGGTTTGTAATAATTGTTGTTGTTGAGACGGTACAATCGAACCGAATAAAGGACTTACAGCCATAATTTTGTTTTTTTAATGTTAAATGTTAATTTTTCTAATCTTTAATTTTGAAGAATCAGTGCCTCCCACTACTTTAACTTTAACACCCTTTATGAACGCTTCACTAGAAGCCGTCTTTCTTGGCTCTGTTGTGATGTTCTTGGATTTAGCCATAACCTCTTTTACGCTATCGGCTTTACCCTGTTCGTAAAAGTGTTGAGCTATTGTGTCAGCGTTTCTTGCAGCGAATAAAGCTTTGTGGTAGTTTTTTGCATCCGCTATTTCTCCTTCTTTGTTTAGGAACGTCCCAATAAAGTTTGAAATATCAGATTGTGCATCGGCTACTTGTGAAGGGTTTTTAACTCCGTATCTAAATTTCTTTTCACCTACGTTGAAATCAAAACCTTTGAAATCGTTGTTGAATAAATTTTTAGTTACTTTTTGAAAATCCTCGTGCTTAGCAATATTTGCTTTCTGCTCTTCGTTGTATCGGCTGAAAAAGTCAGTCGCTTTTTGTTGCTCTTGAGTTACGCCGGGTCTCAACTTGATTTCGTCGTAGTATTTACTCTTTGTTTGCTCTAAAAAGTCTTTGGCTTTTGCAACTTCTTCTTTAAACGCAATTTTTGCTTTGCGTATATCTCTATCTTCGTCTAAGTCTTCATCCCAAGTAAAGTCCTCTAATAGTATACTGATATCCTCAGAATCTAAATGTGGCTTCGTTTTAGAATAAAACTCACGAAGTAATGTATCGTTATCAATATTTGAGTAATCTGCGTTTAATCTAACGTAGTCCTCAATTCCTCCACCAGTGTCTTCCATAAAAGATACTAGCTTCTCGATGTTCTCTGGTAATGGTTTACCTGTTATAGCTGCATCTCTCTGCGCTTCTCTAACTTCATTAGTAACTTGTGCAACTTCTTCATCGATATCTTCTTCTACAATCTCTTGTATAACTTGATAATCGCTTTCTTCAGTAGCAACCACTTCTTCGACAACTTCTTCTTTGGTTTCTTTTGTTAAATCAACCTTAATAATTTCCGGTTCTACCTCACCTTGAGCTTCTGCAGCAGTGTTAGGTATTACTACCTTTGCCGTCTCCGTACTTTTTGTTAAATTCTTAGGTTTGGTTTTCTTTCCTTTCATGGAAAACTCCCCCTCTTTTTTTACTTGTTCTGACATAATATAATATAATTAAATAGTTAATCTTTTATGATACTAAAAGTTATCTAAACCAAAACCACCAAGAGTATCATTCCCTGCTGATTCAAAATTTGTTGGTAAAGAATCGTTTTGTCTTTGTGATATCAACTCAGACTGTTGAGTCGCTTGTATTTTTGTTCTTTCGTCTTTCCTATCTTCCATGTCTTTCTCTTTAGCTCCTTCAGCATTTGCTTTAACTTGAGCTAATTGCATACTGTAATTAAATTCTTCAGCCATTAATTGCTTCTTAATTTCAGCTTCCATTTGTAACCTCTGTATTAGGAATTGAGATTTACCTTGCTCAAACTGTAGATTAGTTTCCACTAATGCTTGCTGTTTTTGAACTTCAGACATAGCTGCTTGTTCAGCTGCTTGCGCACTAGCCTCTCCCTGAGCTTTAATATTCTGTAGGTTCTGCTCTTGCATTGCCTCTGCTTTTCTCTTTCTTTTAACCTTAAGCATTTGGTTAGCTAACTTAAGATTAGATATCTCTCTAATATCTATTACATCTTCTAAGTCAATACTACCCGTTTGTAGAGCAATTTGTATATTTTGCTCTAACGCTTGTTTCTCTTCCTCTTCTGGTTCTAATTCTAAGAAGATACCAAACTCATGTGCGTTTAGATTCTTCATTTGATCTAATGTATCTACATTGAAAGAACTTATAGAATTCATTAAAGCGTTTCTAGTTAGAGGGTACGCTATCATATCCGCAGCTCTCAATCCAATATTCTCAGCTGTTTTAATAGTTAAGTACATTAATGACTGTAAAACGTGCTTAGTAGCTACGTTAGAAGCCATTGCTGCTAATTTTTGTAATCCAACTAATGAATCCTTAGCTGGTTGACTACCATCTCTAGCTTCATTTAATCCGGTTACATCTCTAATCATCTGTAAGTAATACTGATACGTCTGAATAAGAGCTTGTATTTTATTTAACCCTGAAGAGCTTTGTAATTCCTGAATAGGAATTTTAGCTCTGTTAGGGTCTCCATCTTGTGTTAAGGACCTACCAACAATACTACCAGTTTGGAAGTACATGTTAAGTGCTTCTTGTGGATTATAATTTGTTCCGTTACCTAAATCAACCTCAGCTAAACCATCTACATCAACAAAAACACCATCTGGAACTAACCTAGATAGCACCTGTTGTATTTTAAGGTGTGTTATTTGAATCATATCAGCGAAACTGATACATTTGCTGACAATAGATTCTATACGTCCCTGATACATTCTAGGAGCCGTTATACTGTAATTCATAGAAACCTTAGTTTGGTCACTATAAGGTCTAGTCATGTTCTCTGCTAATTCCCATTTAAGCATTTTCTTGTGGCCTAAAATTTTCGCTCCACTATATAATACTTCTATTGATCTATTAACTCTGTTAAAGTTATCACTTGGTGGTGGGTCATAAGTATCTATCTTCTCAAGAGCTTTTTCAAGACCTTGATCTGTTTGTCTTATCTTCCACACCTGATCAGCATACGTTTTATATTCAAAATATAATACTTGTATGTTGTTCTGGTCAGTATTCTGACCTTGACCTGTTCTAGTGTAATTCGCATCACCAGGATATTTTTCTATTTCTTTAAGATCATCTCCAGTTAAGTCAGGAAATTCTTTCTTAAGCTCTTGTAAGCTAACGCTTTTAACCTCTCCAAC